TGGTCGCTTGGTTTAATCAAGTCGAGATGACTGCTGCTTTCCTTAAAATAGGAATGATTTACACTGATGAGTCAAAATCCAGCGATGTCGTGCCTTATCGATCTCTCGATGAGATTAATTTCCTCAAACGGGAATTTCGCTGGGATGTGGCTCAGTGCCGATATCGAGCTCCTCTATCACTTGTAATTATTCGGGAAATGGCTATGTGGAATAATGGTACTGTTGATCAGTACATTGTCACAGCTAATGTCCTAGAGACCGCAGTGCGTGAGCTTGCTCAGCACTCAGAAGAAGTTTTCAATCGTGAGCTTCCCGATTTTGAGCGGGCGGCTGCTGTACTTCGACTTCGTACTCCGGTGATGTTCAAGACATACCGTCAGTATCAATTTGATGAGGTGCAGAAGATTTACAATTAAATCCAGATAGATCGGGGCATCAATTGAATTGTCGTCAATATTGATGCAGCAAATCCTGCTTCTGGTGCGTTCGCGCAATGGGAGAGTTATTTAGCTCTATTAATAAGTGTTTGCCCATTCAAATCAATAGGATACTTATTCGACACGTCGCTTTACATATTAAGTTGTTTGTAAATATTAGACGATAAATAACTAACTTGCTACAAATCAAAATAATACTGAGTCTAATGGTGACTCTCAAGCACCATTTATGGATGGAGTTCAAACTGAGGTGAGAACCGAAGTTGTGAACTTCGTTGAAGATGGGCAAGTGGATTCAAAATCCACTCCGCCTATGGCAGATGATTTTTACCTTAGGGCCGCTCGCGATTCTCTGAGTAATACAAATCTGGACTTTTTATCACGACCAGTTCCAGTGTCTAGTTTTGAATGGACATCTGGAGTTCTGGCTAATCATGTATATGTTAATCAGGCCTATCCATCTAATTTATTGGCTAGACCCATGATTTCAGAGAAGACTAAGGGCTTTAGGTACTTTCGAGGCGGAATTAAATTTCGCCTACAAGTTAATGCTCCGCCTTTTGCTGCTGGACGATTGATTATGGCTTGGTTTCCATTTCAGGCATCTATGGACGAGATTCCCTCCTCCCAAATTCATTTGGGTGGAATAACAGGATATCGGCACGTAGATCTTGATTTGGGCACTGGTACCGCTTGTGAGTTGGAGGTTCCTTATATGTCCCCTCTCACCCACACTGATCTTGTCACTGGCTTTGGAGAAATGGGTAGCCTTAAGGTCATCGTTTATTCTCCTTTGACTGGTGTGACCAGTGTGGAGGCTACTGTCTGGGCTCATTTTGTTGATCCCCAGTTGGAGATGCCAACTGGAATGAAGTTGCGAAATTTCATCCCTTCTGCCCTCAGAGCTCAATCTCGATTGCCAGCTGTGGCCGAGGCCAAGGCAGGCGACCTTCAGACAATGTTCGATGCTCAGACGCGTATTCTCGGGAAGCTAGGTTCTATACCAGTTTTGCGTGAGGTATCGTCTGGTTTGTCCTGGTTTACCCAGGCTGCATCAGGTGTTGCTGCCATTTTCGGTTGGTCAAAACCATCATCAACCGAATTTGATTCGTCGGTTACACGAAGGATTTGTCGAAATTATACAAATTTCGCGGGTCAACATTTAACGAAACCAATGGGTTTCGATGCCCGCAATTCGATTATTCGCCCCCAGAAAACTTTTGGGACTGATGACGATGAAATGGCAATTTCCACTATTGTACAGAAGCCAATTTATATGAATAATTTCCCTTGGAATGTTTCGGATGTGCCCGGCACTATAATTTTCCGTTGGCCGATTCACCCTGCCGCATGTAAATCATTTATTAGTGGCACATCTGTCACGCGGCATAACACTTATTTATCATTTATCAGCGACCTCTTTAGTTTTTGGCGAGGTGCTATTAATTATCATTTCAAGTTTATTAAGACGAATTTCCACTCCGGGCGTCTCAGGTACTTTATTGTGCCGGGGGCTCGTCCAGGAGATGATCTAGCTGATGTAGATATAGACAAGTGTTACTCACAGATTGTCGATATACGTGAGACACCTGAATTTGATTTCTCAGTGCCTTTTATCTCAAACAGAATGTTTGAGGACATTCATGCTAAACGAAACATTGATGAGGGTTTCTTTGGCCGTGGTATCCCAACGGCCATGCTTTACGTGGAAGTGTTGAATTCCCTGCGAAAGACAGGTGAGGCTGCTGACGCCATTGATGTCATTATTGAGACATCTGGTGGTTCTGACATGCAATTTGGATTCCCACTCCTGGATAGAAATATTCAGGTGCAAACGGGTCCTTTACCCGCAAGAGTTTTAACTCCGCAATCTAAGGACTTTTTCCCCTCTGCAAATTTAGACGGATATTTGCCAAATGCTGCTTCTCTTGGTGAGGTGGTTACATCTCTTCGCCAAGTGCTGAAGAGGTACACGCGAGTTAAGATGGGATCTACTCCCGTGGGGATTGCAAACACTGTTCTTTACCCTTATACAACTCAATACGCCGACCCAACTATAAAAGATGTTTATTCTTATATTAGTAACATCTATCGATGCCAATCAGGTGGATTGCGATTGTTCTTAGCGCTCTCTAGTGAGCAGGGGCAAGATACTGTGCCTCACACTTTTGCTTTGGAACCCTTCAGTCACACTCGTGACCCTGGAACTTGGACTTCTTCCGAGTCCGAAGCTATATTGGAAACTACTGGTGGTTCCTTTACAAAATTCTTTAATACCGAAGGGAATATCGAAATTGATATTCCCTGGTATCAACCAGCACCTTTTCTGCCGACTGAAGTTGGTAAGATTCCGACGTGGGATTATGATAATACCTCGTCAAGTCGGGTCCCCATGAATGCGGGAACTCGTCTCCAACTTGGAACCGCTACTTATGAGGTTTCTCGTAGTATTGCGGAGGATTTCACATTCGGTTATTTGATCGGTGCTCCCCTCTCCGTATATACCAATAATGCCTAAATTTAGGCACCCCCCCCCCAGCGACATGTTCACTTCAATGTGAATGTGCTATGCAGACCCCGGGCTTTTAAACCTTATGGGTCTGATAAATTATAATAATACTCTTATTTATTTATCGAGGCAACACTTTTTGCCCCAGCTTCGCTGGGTTTTCGTAGTCTGATTATAAATGTTATATTTTTAGTTATAGTACACATGTCAAAGGTAGAGTAGTTTTGAC